TGCTCTTTGTGAGGGAAATCAGGTTTTATCATAATATAAATCTTTTAGTTAATATGCTTTAAATTGTCTAATAAACAACTCGGCGTCGCCTTCGTCTTCAAAAAAGAATGTATGCTCATAGACATCAGTCCATGGTTTGAAACTCCAGCTTTCTCTGTTTACTTCGCGTCTACACCAAGTTTTGCCACGATCCGCTAAGTCGCTGTGTGTTTCAACTGAATAAGCGCCTTTACTCATCCATTGTTGTTTATGGTCGGCTATTTCTTGTGGTGTCATAATATAATCTATCCTCCAATAAAAACATTAGGAGATCCTGAAGCAATCGCTCCAAAATCGGCTAAATCTCCCATTCTTGCAGCTGGTCTTCCTGCTATAAAAACAGTACTTGATCCAGTATTCACTATAGCAGGATGTGGTACACATGCGGATCCAGTATATATCGTATGTGGCATTAGAGGATCGCCAATTAACGCTGCTGGTAATCCATTAATAAAAACCGTAGCGTTAGTACCACCTAATATAGGTACAAGTGGTGTACATGCATGTCCAGTTACTACTTGGTCAGAAAGTATTCTTGCTGCTGGTCTCATATGTTACTCCGGATTGTAAACTCTTGACTCGTCAAAAATATATTTATCGTCATTTAAACTATCAGCAATAGCGTCTTGACTTGTTGTGTCTGGATTTTCAAAATCATAATCTTGAGTCGGTTCAATAGTAGCAGTTTCTTGTAGTGTTTTGAATTTCTCAAATCCAACATCGTAAGACCAATAATAATGTTGAAAGTAGTTAGCCGTAACAGTACTACCACCAACTTCAAATTCAAACGAAAATACACCAACTACTGGAGTGTCTTCGTTAACAATATCTTCGTCTGGAGTATTCCATCCAACAAGTATTTTATTAGAACTATTATAACTGTCTATCGTTCCAATGTCAACTAATTCTTGTGTAGCATCGCCAGATTTTAATGTATTCAAATCAGTAAAACTAAAACTTTCATCAAACGGCGAGTTAAGAAATACTATTCTTACTACACTAGGGCCTATAGCAGTTGCACTAACATAGTCAGGTGAAGCAGTAACTGTAGCGTTAGATACTGGTGTAGGATTTCCGAATGGACCTTCGTATTCAAAAGTCACGTCGAATATGAATTCTTTATTTCCGTAGATAGAAGGAAATTGGGAAGCAATTAATTGCTCCCCAACTAAGTCCTCTGGTTGTTCAAAGTTAGCAAATGCTGTAACTTCGTGAGTTATGGTTGTCATTTAAGCTGCCTGTCGTTCCAAGTTTTCCTTTGCCATTATATATTCTTTTACCAACCCAGAACGGACAATGTCTTCAGGTGTAAACGTCACCGTTTTGAATGATGGTATTCTATTAATTACTTTAAGGAATTCAACTAGACCGGATACATCGGCTCTATTACGCGTTTGCTGTAAATCGTCCTGTTTTGTATCTCCGCAGAAAATGATTTTTGAGTTCTCGCCTACGCGAGTAATGATAGTATCAAGTTCATGATACGTCATTGACTGACACTCGTCTACTACGATGATTGAATTATCGAAAGTTAACCCCCTTATATTAGACGTTGTCATAAATTTGATTTGTTTCTTAGATTTCATGATTTGATACGCGTCCCCTCTGCCGAAGAGTTCGTTTACAATATCAGAATAAGGAATGCTATACAGCGCTTCTTTTTGCTCCATTGTTCCTGGCACAAAGCCTTGTTCTCTAGTCTGAACTGCGGATCTGACAATAATCATACTTTCATATCCGTCACTTCTCATTATATCTAATAGGCCGAGATATATTGCACACATTGTTTTACCGGTACCTGCAGTACCTATTGCTGCAATATTATAATCGTCTTGCCATGCCTCGAACAAATCCTCCTGTGTATCTGTGATTGGATTAATAGATGACATCGTAAACTTATGATTTACGACATTGTTATTAGCATCTTTTTTCTGTCTCCGCTTTTCTGCTTTTGGTGACATGCGACGCTGTTTACCCATAGAACCTCCTTGGCTAGAAGTCGTTGATGTTGTTGTTATTAGGAGCGGCTTGTTTAGCCTTCTTTAGTACATCACGAAAATTATCATCTGGTTTTCTGAGCCCAAGACGAATAGAGTCGCCAATAGCGGGCGCAGAAGTAAAGTGGGATTGGATATGTGGATTTTCAGACAAGTATGTTTCTTTTTCAGACATCTTCATCATCTTGTCAAACACTTCATCGGTGTCATTGTTTTTGAATGTATATAGTGGCATAGTTACTCGTGTTTCCTATGTTCATAAACTTATTTATAACGATTCGCTCTGCTAACCAGTGATAATTGTGTAAATTTCTTTCCAATTATTAACTCTAGTTGAATATTGATCGCGACCTACGTTATGATCGTGAGCCATTAAGATAGAATTTAGACCCAATTGATAGCCAACGTCGGCGTTCTCTGGCTTATCTTCGACCCAGATGCACTCAGTACCTGCATAAGGTAATAACTCTTCATCTTTATCGGCTCCAGTATCTAGATAGACATATTTTTCAAATACGGTTGGACCAAATAATTCACAAAGATTTTTAGTACGCAAATGTTGTGCGTAATTATCATTACTTAAAGATGTGATAGCGTGGAAAACGTAACCGTGTTCTTCGTGTAATTTCTTAACATATTTGATTGCATCTTTATGCGGTGGCAATTTACGGATAGACGCTGATTCATTAAACATGCGAACTAGCATTTTGCCTTCTTTTAACGTAATTCCATAACGCTCTTCGACATTATAAGTATCAGTTTTTACTTCAACGTAGCCATGACGTTTCATCCATTGACCGAAAGAATAGATCCAATCTAATAACACACCATCACAATCTACTAATATTACTTTATCTTTCATTAAGCATTTTCTCCTTCTAAATGGATATCACGAAAACGTTCAAACATTTCAGTTGCGTATTCTTGTAACGCTTCATCTTTACAATTCAGTGCACGATGTAACAACATTTCTAAGTTTGCACTAAGACCGCCATGTGCACTGGCAAATGCATGCGCAATATCACTATGCTTGTTTCTGTGATACATTGAAAAGTTCTCAACTGCTTTATCTACATCTTTATAATCGTATTCTGTAATTTTTTTCATAATATATATTCCTTAATTCAATTTATAGATCTATTATAACAACTCTATAGAAAATGTCAATAGCTTTTTTCATATTTTTTCATATTATTTTCTAATTCGTTATAAAGACTGTGGCGTTCTAATACACGTTGCATTTCTTCATAGTTTACTTTTGCTTTTTCACGGAACAATGTTTTAAGCGTGCTTTTGATCTTTTTCATTATTTTACCACCGGTTTAGTTTGACTTGAGTTTTTACGTTTCATCATTAAATAATTCATACTACTTCTTTTCATTTAGAATTCGCCTTGCGTTCCGTGTTTTTGATAATATCGTTCAGCAGATTGGCGCTGTGCTTCAAGACTCTTTGCTTGTTCCTGAAGTTTCTGTTCTACACCAGGACGACTACGGATGTATGTGAAAGCAGCTTCGTGTGCTTCATCGATTAAAGCAAGAGTTTTCTTGTCTTGGAAACATTTAAGTTGTGGTTCACCACTTGTAGTCATCAGTACGTGATAACCATTCTCGAAAAGAATCGTTAAGCATTCGTCATAGACACGAAGTGCGTTGTTGAAGTAAAGACCGCAATCAGATACGTCTTTTAAAAATTGTTCAATTAATCGTTCTTTCATATTATTGAATTTCCTTAGTTAACTTAGACATATAACTATTAATATAACGCTCAGTCACACCTTCTAGTTCTACCGCCATCATTCTATCAGCAGTAGCACGTTTATATTCAGCGTAGTCCATAGTCAATACACGTTCACACATAGTTTCTTCGGTCATTTCAAACCCGATACCGTCAACTAATAGGTTAGATAAGTTAGAAGCCATATAGTCGTTGTGTACGTTAACAGCGATAGCAATTTGGATATTCATAATGTATTCCTCAATTCAATTTATAGATCTATTATAACAACATTGAAGTGAATGTCAACTATTTTTTTATTTTATTTTTGATTTCTACATAAAGAGTTTTGATTGACCAAGCAACAGCAACTAACATTATATAAAGACCGACTGTAAGTATTGGTAATGCTTCTGGAGTTAAAATGTTATTCATAATGTATTCCTCAATTCAATTTATAGATCTATTATATCAACTTTAAAGAGTATGTCAACTATTTTTTAAAATAATTTAGACATATTTTCTTTAATGATATTGTAAGCACTAACTTCGTAACACCAATGATCAAAGAAATCATCTTCATCGCCATAAGTTTTTTCGTCAACAAGACCAGCATCAAAATCGCGTTCTTCTTTGATGAACATCTCCCACATATCATCAACACGCTTCATTCCATCTAAAAGAGTAAGGGAATTGCCAGATTCGATAATTTTGCACGCTTCTTCGAAACTCATTTCAACTTTATAAAAACTTGGTATAATAAACATATAAAAAAACTCCTCAATCCAAATTACAGTACTATTATAATTCAGATGAGGAGTAAAGTAAACAACTTTTTTAAGTTTTTTTAGAACGATTTGTTATATGGTTATAACTCTTCGTACTTATTCTTTTGCCTGCGTTTATTTTTCTTTTGTTTTTCTCGAGCTTTTTCCCTTAAGCGATCTTCCTTTTCGTCTTCCCACTCGTCTCTATCAAAATCTTTAAAACGTTTAGCCATTATATCACCTACACTATTTTTGTTGCCATCANCTCAGGAAATGCTTCCAAAGCAGTCTTNAATGTTAATCCTTTGATTGTCTTTTGGGTAATGACATGATTAACAACCAAATCAGCATCGTCGTTATCAATATCCTCTAAAAGGCTAATGAATAATGATTCTCTTTTTAGTTGTTTAAGATGATCATAACCACCACCCTTTACAAAGATTTTCATTCGTCGAGCTTCACGAAACAACATTGGTTTTGCTTCGTCTTCTAATTGGTTTTTGTTCCACGGCGGTGGCGTATTAGGAACCAAGAATTCAACACTTTCGTCATATATCAAGCGCAAGATTAGTCTTAGCGGTTGTGAGTCGTGTTTTTGTAGAAATTCTACTTTATCCTTTTTAGTGCGTAGTTCTTGAGCACCTCGTACGATTTCTGAAATAGATAATTTCATTATTAAAAATCCTGTATATCTGTGATTAAGTTTTTAAGTTTCTTTTTGATGAAGTAGTTGAATAGTTGTTCACGTCCTACTTCTTTTTCTTTATTGAATTCCTGTAGAATAGTTTCTTTATATTCGTCAGGAACTTCAGACAAGTCAATCATACGTTTGTTACGTAAGAATCTTAAACGCGTTTCTTCATCCATGTTTTCAGTACCACCTAGATACAATTCAACACGCTTTTTAGTCATTGGTTTTTGACGTTCACCAACAGCCAAGCAATTATCAGGAGAAAGGATATTAGGAATACCATCACCTGCATCGCCTTTTAAGATATGCTCTTTAAGATATTGAACTGGATCATTATGACGAATCCAACGTTTACGAATTGGGTCAAACTGATCTACGTTAGCATAGGTATGTAGTTGAATGTAATCTTTATCGGCAGAAAGAATTAAGATTGGTTCAGAACCCATGTTTAATTCAGTACCATATTCATGTACGACAGTTGCGATAATATCATCGGCTTCACAACGATCTACACTCACTACTTTATATGGAAAGAACTCTTCTAATTCATTACGCACATTGCCTAAGATTTCAAACAGTGCACCCCAATCAATTTCAGAGCTATCACGAGACTTTTTACGATTTGCTTTATAGTAAGGATATATGTCTTTACGCCATACGTTTTTACTATCAGAGCAAATTACGATTTCACCATACTTGTCTACAAACTTTTTACGATAAGAACGTATAGAGTTCAAAAACATATGACGAATTAGGTTTTCGTCTAAATCAACATTATGATGATTTCCGATGCTAGCAAATAAGGATGCTAGTATTACTTGGTTGTAGTCTATTAATATCATAATTAAATTACCATTTATTTGAAAGTTCTATTAATTATATAACAGAACTCCCAACATGTCAATAGTTTTTATCCTTTATTTTCAAGTAACGTCGTGATTAAAGAATCCCATAACGTCTTGTAGGATTGTATATTGTTTCGTGCCAAGTTGTAACGATCAGAAGTCGTGAACTTTTGGAAGTAATCAGGATCTGCATTCATGTTTTCAACTAAATGGCATGCAACCGCGTATGCATAGTTTGCGTGCGCGCTAGGATCTTCATCATAGTCATAAACGATCGTTGCGTTTGCAGCAGTTTCAGGTAATGCACCGTAGTTAGGATGTACACAAATAACCTGACTCTTAATTGCTTCAATCAATGCAATACACGAAGTTTCTTTCCATATATTTGGATATAAGAAAACATGCGCATCTTCTAATGCCGCCAATACCTTTTGATTTGATACAGCTCCATGGTAGTTCATTTTCGGGTGTTGTTTAATTTTATCAAACACATCTTTATATTGTTCATCACGAGATTCCCAACCATATACACCAAACGAAGAATATACATCGAGTTCAATATTATCATAACGTTGACACATTGCTTCAAAGATAGGTACGAGNAGTTCTAAACCACGATGCGGAGTCGTATGATAGACAAACTTGATAGTATCAATTGGCTTATTCTTAGGATCATATTCTACTTCTACTGCGTTGTAAATAACAGAACATAATGAATAAGGAATACCAAATCTCGTTACGTATTGGTCTCTCTGCCAAGAAGATACAAAAACGAAGTGATTGAATTTTTTCCAACCATCATCAAACAGAATGTTATTTTCTGGATCTTCTGCTAAATCATGACAATATAATATATTAGGTACATCATCATATAATTCTCTAGGACGAGAAAAGTGTATCGCAACATCCTTTAATAACATTGGGTTTACGTTACGAAGTAGTCTTTCTCGCATCATCTCAGTTCCACCTTTGGAATTTTGAGACAATTCGCTTTCAATTACTTTACCTTTATATATGCAGCTCATTTATTTCACCTTTGTTTAAAATGTCATTGGTTGGTACCATTGACCGTTTGCTCTTTCAAAATTAAAAATGTCATCAAGAGTAAATGTAGAACCTTTCGTTTCCCACCACTCTTTTATGTTTATGTAAGAATCAATACATGCTTGATCCTGTGAATTTGTACTATATATGTTATGTGAAACGAAGTCTCCAACATTATGATTGAATAATGGAAACGTAAAAGATCTTCCTAAACACAATACATTATTTTCAGTAGACAGAGGAATTCCTGCTGGCATTCTATAATGAATAGTCCATGCATCTCCTTGGTCGAAATAGTATTTTATTATTTTTCTTGCGTACTTTCTAGTGACCATATAACATTGTAATCCATGGTCTCCCCAAGTTCTCATCCTTGGAACCATTACTGGATATTCTTCATGTATATTACACAATTGAAGAGCATCCCATTTATCGCCCATTCTTTTAATGAACTCGTCGAAAGTAAAGTTCCAATGTTTTACTGTATTGAAATCTACATCGTCTTCAAAGAAAATACCAAACTTTTCATCAGTATTTTCATACCACCATTTAATAGCCAAAAGATGCGAAGAAGTAACTCCCGGAGTCATTTCTTTTAGGATAGGAGTCTCGCCAACGAATCTAACTTTAGAGTTTTCTATTCTTTCGAAGCGATGGAAGAATACGTCCGTGACACCTAATTTATTAAACTCAGATCGCATATATTCTTTACGATCTCTTGCATCTATTAGGTTGATAACATTAGGGCGAGGCATGCCATAAAGTTTATTCATTATTCATAAATCCATATTTAGCAATGTAATACGCATCTACGATGTCACTCACTGGGTTCCATGATTTATTTGATATATCTAATGTCTTACGAATATCTATACCAGTTTCCTCAACGAATGCATCATATAATTTTTCTTTATTCGCATTACCTTTTCCGGTTGCGAACTTTTTAATTGTAGTTGGAGCCATTACTTCAAATGGAGTTCCATTCAACCAAAGCTTGTGTTTTAATATACCGCCATTTTCAGCAATATGAAAAACCCTTCCAGTAGCTCCGAAAGCGTATCCCTCGATATAACATTCATCAACGTTGTGTTTGTTAATAATATCGACAGACCATTGAGAGAGGTTGTCAAAACGTTCAGTGTCAATATCATAGCTAGGATACACGCTACCACTAAACAAGTTGTTCTCAAAAACCAGCTTTTCTCGTTTAACGAGATAATAAAATCTACAATTCTCATGGCTCCACTCTTCACCTTCATGTACACATATCGAAGGACTTGTCATACTATAGTCAACACCTGCTACAATTTTTTTCATCATATACTCCATTGTTTATAGAGTATATTTATTGTAGCTAGATAGGTCTTCTATTTAACGTCGTAGTAAGGCCTTTTTTTCTTCTTCCTGTTTCTGTTGCATCATTATCACTCTTCGTTGCATTTGTTTCTTCTTCAACTGTCGGCGGCTCTTGGTCATCATTCATCCTCATGATTTGTGTTTCATCTATAAGTGGTTTTATTTCTTTCTTCTGTCTTTTGAACTCAGCCGCTGATACTATTAATAACATAACTGCTAATGGATCAAATACAATAACGATTAGTATGATTACCCATCTAACCGCTTTATCAAAATGTTTCTCTGCTTCAGATTCGCCATATACTAATTCAGCAACGTACTTTAATGGTCCAACTTCAACCTCAAGTTCTAATTGCTGTCTTTTTAATGGAAGTAGTTTAGATTCTACTTTTTCAATTGCTACAAANGAATCTTCTATAGATTCATTGATTTTATTTCTTTGTTCCGCTTGACTTTCACGAACAGCCAATGCACCTTCAGGACCACGTATGCGATCATATTCGATTAGCGTGTTAACTGTTTCATCTAACTGCGATAATAGATTTTCGTTAGAACTAATCTTGCGGCGTTCGTTATCAACTTGACGTTCGAGTGTTTCTATTTGTAATGTATTAGTACCACCAATTTGAACCGACTGTTCTATATGAGCCTTTGATAGATAACCAAAGATACCCATTGATGTAATAAACATCAGAACGACAACTGCCGTAGTAAGATATGATTTAACGAGTACTCCAAGTTCTTTCCATTGAACATGAAGATATGTAGCAGTAACTAATTTGCCTACTTCTAATATAGATGCCATAATCACAACTGATAAGAAAGCACCAGAGAATATCGTGGCAAGACCCATGATGGAAAAGTAAGCAGCTGCTGCCGCTATTGATATTGATGTTATAAGTGTAAGGTATTTAAAATGTTTCATTATCGCTCGATATAGAAAATATGATCTCCAATCGTACTAACCAAATGCATGTTTTTATTCCATGACGGGTTAACGTACGTTGCATGATAATGAGTAGATCCTTCGGTTAATCCTCGATGCTTTCCACCTAAAATGGATATAGCAACTTCTTTTGCTTTGTGCCATGCGTCGGTATCTTTAGGTACATCTGATTTACCATCGCAATACCAACTAAAATGACACTTATTACGAATTGGGTGTCCGTTCCATGTTTTTGATTGATGAACAACATCACAGATAGTATCAGGGAATCTTCTAGATTCTACTCTATTTAATACTACATCAGAGACTGCGTATTGCCCTGCTAAACTTTCACCTCTTGCTTCATGGTAAACATTAACGGCTAAACACTCCATATTCTCATCAAATACTGGTACTGCAGGTCCTACAATTTCTTCTTCTTTTTCTACAACAAGAACAGGGGTAGCCGGCGTTTCCACCGGCTTTGGTTGTGGCACTGTCACGGGTTCAGTTAAAATCGGTTTTCTTTTATCTATATTATTTACATCAGCCGAGTATAACACGAAAACGAAAAATGCAACTAAAAATAAACAAAGAGAAACCAATAATAATTTTTTACTTTTCATATAATAAAACCTTCATAGTTTAGTAACACTATTTATCTTCGCATTGATGCGTGTTCTTTTGCTTCTTCTTCATTGATAATTGGCACCGCATTACTTTTATGCATTGTGCTAATACCTTTAACTAGAGTGCCTGTGTATTCAGGAGATTCCACTTTTGATGTGTGGTGTTCATTTGTTTTAACTGATTCTATCTCAGCTGCTTGTAATGAACCGCGTCTAGGTGGCGCCGAATAAGAAGGTTTTAATTCTGAAAAAGAATGTTGACGCTTCTTAGGTTGTCCCCATGCATTGTATTTCTTTTTACGACCGTTTGCATAAGTTCTCATATTACCATGTATCATAATGTATCCTCCAATCTTCTATGCTATAATAACAAATAATTAGCAGTATGTCAACTGATTTTTGTATTCCATTAAGAAATTAAATTTATCGCCAACGTCTTGAATATCTGGAATAGGATCGGCACCCCAATGTAATAGTGCTTGTCTTTGTTTACGACGTACATTCATATCGCCTTCACCGTTCTTTAAAACTTGACCGGTATGCCGAGCAGTAAAAGATTTCCAACGATTCATTTGCCACTTATCTAAATCGGCGATACGGCGACCATGATAATAGCGTGTATACCATTGATACCAACCAAGTGGATCTTCTGGAGTTATCCATCCATTTTTAATCCAAACGTCCATTGATTGTGATGCATTCTCCATAAAGAGGTTCTCGGGAGCCACAGTGACTGATTGATTAAAGTCTTTGTAGTTACCTTTAAAATATGTACCGTCAAATACGCCAAGTTCTAGCATCTGGTAGGGAGTAAAGATTGGATTGAACATAATAAAAAACCACCTCATTAATTAATATACAAGTATTATATACTAATCGAGGTGGCTTGTAAACAATTATTTTAAATTATTTTTTCTTTTCTGCATCCAATGCGTTTTTCTTCTCTTGGATTTCAGCTCTACGAGACTTAGATAGTTTACCTAAATCGCCTAATGCCTTACGAGCACGAGCGGCAGATGCTTTAACACCTTTCTCTTCAAACTTTTCAGATTCAGCTAAGTATGCTTCGTATGCTGCTAAAATTTCTTCATGTAATGTCATATTATTTTTTCCTTTTTCTTTGCCATTTTTGCTTCAGCTTTGTCGTAATCTTCACGAGTGACAATGCCTTCACTTAATAAACGTTCGCGATTCACCATGTGAGCTGCTTGCGTCTCTTCTTTACTCCCACCGAAATAAGGTACTGCGTGACCTTCTTCGATTAAGATATTGGTTACTTCTGTCCAACGATCATGTTTTGCATCGTAAACTTCGAAGTCACCTAATACTCTACCAAACTTACCTTTCATATCTTCACCGTGTTTATCTTCGGTTGTGATAAGTTTGACGTTTCCTTTCATTAATTCCTTTAAACGAGCCTTAGCAGCTTCGCCAAATAAATCTTCTACTCTATCAGATGTACGAGACTCTGGTGTATCAATCCCCATGATACGAACACGCTCATCTGTTAGTGTGATACCGAAACCTAAATCAATATCAACATCTACTGTGTCGCCGTCTACTACTTTTAAGACTTTAACATCATATTTGTTCTTATGCATTTGCTTTCTCTTTTTTCTGTTTAGTGTATTGGTCTTCCCAGTTTTTGATGAATTCCAATTTTTCTTCTATACTCCAACTAGATAAGTACGCATTGTCTTTATCATGAATTTTGAGTACAGTCTCTTCATCGTATATACTAGCATCTGAAACCAATTCACCAAGGTGTTCTTGAGAGAAATCTTTTGCCTCTTCCGCTGTTACGATGTCTTTGGCGAATTCAATTGCTTGCGCATCTGTTAAACTTTCGCCTAAATTTAGTTCTTCTATTGCTTCAACTGGAATGACGTATCTCATACGAAATGTTGAAACGGTAGTTACGACCGCATATTTATTGCTCATAATATCTTCTCCATTATATATTGTACTAACTTTTCTTTAGTCATTTGATAGTGACGTTTAGTAGATTCAAACTTTCCCATTCTTTTGCCTTTCAATATACTCTTCTTCAGAACCTGGGTATCTCCAACCCCATATTGCGCCGATAGCCATAAAACCAGCTGCCCATGCGCAAGCTACGATATTCTCAGTAGCGAACCACATAATAACTAAGCTTGAAGCCATCATAGCAATCATTGTGTATTTTGCTTTTGTAGGAAATATCTTTTTGTCTTTGAAGTTAGTTAAAAACTCCCCAAAGAATGGATGATTATATAACCACTCGTGCATTCTATCCGAACTCTTAGCAAAGCAATATGCTGAACCAACCAATGGAATACTAAAAGGTAGTCCTGGGAGTATCACTCCTAAGTATGCGATTCCTAATAATATAAAACCACATACTAACCATAGGCTTTTACGAAAATTCATTAAACGTCTCCTTTAACGCTTCAACTAAATCGTACATCATAGATTCAGTATGAAACGGTGTAGGTGTTACTCGTAACCTTTCTTCGCCTACCGCTACAGTCGGATAATTAATCGGTTGCATATAAACACCATGCTCAGTTAATAACCTATCACTCATCGCTTTACATTTCTTTGCATCTCTTACCATAATAGGAATGATATGAGTACAAGCATCTTCATGTATTTCTATACCTTCATCGATGAGCATAGATTTCAATTTAGCGACTGCTGCTTGGTGCGTATCTCTTAATTGCTTTTGATCTCTGAGGTATCTAACAGAAGTTAAAGCACCTGCACAAATAACTGGACTCATTGATGTAGTAAAAATAAACCCAGCTGCAATAGAGCGTATAGCATCAATTACAACATCGTCACCAGTTATATATCCACCTTGCACACCATACGCCTTGCCTAATGTACCATTGATAATATCAACTCTATCTACAAGACCAAGTTTTTCTAAATAGCCTGCCCCTTCATCACCATATAATCCAACCGCGTGTACTTCATCAATATACGTAATTGCATTATATTTTTCTGATAGTTTAACTATTTCTTCGATAGGAGCAACATCTCCATCCATAGAATATACTGACTCAAAAACGATACACGGCGTTTGATTGAAATCGTTTACCATTTGTAAACATTCTTCAAGCTTTTCCATGTTATTATGTTCCCATATAACCTTTTCAGCTCTGCTATTACGAATGCCTTGGATTAAACTGGAATGATTTTTAGAATCACTTACGAATACAATATCTGGTACAATTTGCGATAAAGCTATTAATGACCATTCGTTTGCTACGTAAGCAGAACTATACAATAAAGCACGTTCTTTTTTGTGAAGTGACGCCAACTCTCTTTCAAGAGCAACATGATAATGCGATGTACCACCTATGTTACGTGTACCGCCTGAACCAGAACCGGTTCTATCTAAAGCAGTATGCATCGCATCAATCACGTTTTTATTTTGACCCATTCCCAAGTAATCATTAGAACACCAATTAACAATGTTCTTTATAGAATAAGGACCGTACCAGACGGAATTAGGAAACTTGCCGCGTTCCCTAACTACGTCATTGAATACACGATACTTATCTTCTTCTTTTAACTTATCAATAACATTTTGGAAATGTTTTTCGTCAATCATAATTTATGCCGCTGTGGCTAGATACTTACGTAATTCCTCATACCCACCAACTGCAGCGCCTGAGACTTTAATCTGTGGAAATGTTCTTGCACCAGGAAATTGTTCTAACACTTCTTCTCTAGTAAAATCAACACCCAACGTTTTATATTCATAATCAAGTTTTTTACTTTCTGCCAATTGCTTTGCAGCAACACAATATGGACAATTATCTTTACCAAAAATTTCAATCATAGTGAGAATCCTTTAAATGTATCAATTGACACGTCTTGTTTAGTACCACCTTGAACGTAAGAAGTAATTTCAGTTTCTTGTGGTGCAACTTGTACATCAGCTCCTGAAATCCATTTACGAGTCCACGGTAATGGGTTTTGTTTAACGTTATATGGCGATTTTAATTTAACACCATTCATTCTTGTAGTAGCAATATATTCTACGTATTGAGATAGCAGTTCAGCATTTAAGCCAATCATAGAACCATCTTTGAATAAGTACTTAGCCCATTCTTTTTCTTGTTCAGCTGCCTCTATAAACATATCTATACATTCTTGCTCAGTCTCTTCCGCAATCTTTTCAAAATCAGGATCTTCTTTCTTAATCAAACGTAGCATCATTTGAGTTGAACCAAGATGCAAGTTTTCATCTCGTGCGATTAGTTTAATAATCTTAGCGTTACCTTCCATCTTTTTCAGTTCAGCAAACGCCCAAGAACACGCAAACGATACATAGAAACGAACACCTTCTAAAATATTAACACTCATTAATGTGAGGTATAGAAGTTTCTTAAGTTCGTACATATCAACTACAACCTTTTTACCATTGATAGTATGAGTACCTTCACCTAGTAATTTGTAATATCCAGATAGTTCAATTAGCTTATCATAGTATCCAGAAATAGAATCGGCGCAACTAATAATTTCTTTTACGTCTAACATTTCATCAAATATTTTAGACGGATTAGAATAAATGTTACGAATAATATGCGTATATGAACGACTATGGATTGTCTCTGAGAACGTCCATGTAATAATCCAATTTTCTAATTCCGGCAATGATACAATAGAACCAAAACTTTCAGCAGGTGCACGACCTTGTACGCTATCTAATAAGATTTGACGTTTCAAGTTTGATGTGAAAATATGTTGTTCATGTTCTGTTAGATTTTTAAAATCCTTTGCATCTTGATAGATGTCCACTTCTTCAGGTCTCCAAAAGAAACCTAGTTGTTTATCTGTGAGGCTATCAAACTGTTTATATTTTAATGTATCGTAACGTTGAATAGTAGGTCCGCCAGATGGATCTAAGAACGATGATACTGATGTGTGGTCAACGCGATTTGTTACGTCGAATACGCTCATTTGTTTTCCTCTTTTTTATTATAATTGATAAAGGCCATATTATAAACTAATATGGCCCAGATGTCAAACTAAATCTTACAGGATTCACAATCATCATCATCAATTTCGCCAGCAGGCAAATCTTCTTCTAACATTTTGCTTACGTCAATTTCACCTTGTCCATCATGAGTATTGAAGTAATATAATTGCTTACCGCCGTACTTGTAAAACATTAGCATGTCTTGGAGCAGCACNCTCATAGGAATCTTTTCATCTTCAAAATATGCTGGATTGTAGCTAGTGTTAACAGAAATGCCTTGGTCAATATACTTTTGTAATACTGCCATGATTTTCAAATAACCTTGAGGCGATTTCTGATCCCATAGTAAATCATATTTATTCTTCAAGTGATGGAACTGTGGCACAACTTGCTTTAAAACACCATGTTTTGATTGTTTTACACTAATTAAACTACGAGGTGGTTCAATACCATTCGTTGCATTTGCTACTTGAGCAGATGTTTCAGAAGGCATAAGTGCCATTAGAGTAGAGTTACGAATACCAGTTTTCTTCAACTGTTTACGTAATCCTTTCCAATCCATACGTTCTTTGTGTTTAACTAATTCATCAAGATCTTTCTTATAAGTTTGGTTTGGAGTAATACCATGACCATACTTAGTTTCCATTATGCCTGAGATGGTACCTTGCTCAACTGCTAAATCGGCAGATGCTTTAATTAAATAGTAAGACCATGCTTCAGCATATTCATCAACTAATTCAAGACCTTCTTTACTAATATCTTGATAAGACAAATCATTCTTAGCCATCCAAAACGCAAAGTTAATAATACCAATACCTAGCGGACGACGTTTCTCTGTTGATAACTGAGCAGCCAATACAGGATAACGTTGGTAGTCAAGTAATGCATCTAAACCACGTACAGCTAATGTACAAATTCTTTCAAAATCGGCAGGAGTTTTTATATTACCCCAGTTGACTGCTGAAAGAGTACATAGACTGATTTCACCTTCAGGATCATTAAAATCTTTCAAAGGTTTAGTTGGCAAATCAATTTCTGCACAAAGGTTACTTTGACGAATAGGAGCAACATCAGGTAAAAACGAACCGTGATCATTTGCATTATCAACGTTTTGTAGATAGATACGACCAGTGTTTTTACGTTCTTCCATAAACGCGGAGAATAACTCAATTGCTTTTACAGTCTTTTTACGTAGTCGTGTATTACGTTCTGCCTTTTCATATAACTCGCGGAACTTGTCTTGGTCAGCAAAGAATGCATCGTATAGCCCAGGAACATCGCTTGGCGAGAACAATGTAATGTCACCACCTGTTACTAATCTTTCGTACATTAATTTATTGAATTGTACACCATAATCCATGTGACGAACACGATTATCTTCAGTACCTTTGTTGTTTTTCAACACAAGCAAATCTTCTACTTCTAAATGCCAAAATGGATAATAGATAGTAGCAGCGCCACCACGTACACCACCTTGAGAACAAGATTTAGTTGAAGCTTGGAACAATTTATAAAAAGGAATAACACCAGTATGGAATGCGTCACCTTTACGAATAGGCGAACCGATTGCTCTAATAGAACCGCCGCCAATACCTATACCTGCTTTTTGGCTTACATATTTAACAATAGATGCTGAAGTAGCGTTAATACTATCCAAAGAGTCATCAGTCTCAATAAGAACGCAAGATGAGAATTGGCGCTGTGGGGTCCTAACACCAGCCATAACAGGAGTAGGTAAACTGATATCATGGTTGCTAACAGCATCGTAGTAATCTTTCACCCATTTTAGTCGTGTCTCCTTAGGGTATTGCGCGAATAGAGTAGCGGCAATTAAAATATAGCACATCTGCGGAGTTTCAAAGATCTCTCCTGTTACTCTGTTTTGCGCTAAGTATTTGCCTCGTAATTGTTCCATCGCAACATAAGTAAGATTTTCATCTCTGTTATGTTTTACGAATGTTTCAATTTTATCCCACTCTTCATCGCTATATGAATCTAATAATTGGTCATCGTAAAAACCAAGTTCGGTATTACGAGCAACTAATTCTTTTACGGTACAAGGAGTGTATTGACCATATACCTCTTTGCGTATTCCGTAATTAATTAGTCTACCACCAACGTATTGGTAGTTNGGTGTTTCATCAGAAATAAGATCACTCGCTGCCTTNATGAGGGTCTCTTGAATTTCTGACGTTGTCATTCCATTAAAAAACTGGATCTGACTTTTTATTTCAATTTCAGATGGACTTACACCTGTTATGTTTTCACAGGCATGAAAAACTACTTTGTGAAACTTTTCAATGTCGAGTTCTTCTTTACGACCATCACGTTTAACAACTTGGATCATGGTGTTTCCTTAATTATATAATACATCATTTTCATGTAAAGGTTATTTATACTGCCATTGGTGCTTTGATAGAATCCATTGGAGAATAATTTAAAAGTTTATAATCGCTTGTTTTTGTATTTAACAATTCTTCGAGCGAGTTAAATTCCGGCATTTTTAGTGTAGGACATACCATTGCTTTTCGTTGTAATTGTTGTTCTACTTGTTCAAAGTGATTACTGTAAATATGAGCATCACCAATAGTATGAACAAAATATCCAACTTCCAATCCACATATTTGTGCTAACATATGTGTAAGTAAACTATAGCTAGCAATGTTAAATGGCACGCCAAGAAACATATCAGCAGAACGTTGGTATAGTTGGCAACTAAGTTTGCCATTGAGTACTCTAAATTGCGCTAACGTATGACAAGGTGGTAAAGCCATGTATTCAATTTCTGGAACATTCCACGCACTTAGAATAATACGACGACTGTCTGGATCGTTTTTAATTTGATTNATAATAGTTTCTATTTGATCCACNCCACCAAAGTTTCGCCANTGTTTACCATATACAGGACCAAGCTCGCCATCTACATAGCCTAGTGCTTTGCCTTGATTCATGGAGTTAGCGGTCCAAATAGTTTTACGATCCCAACATTCTGCNCGATTTTTTTCANATGTAATCTCTGCAAGGCGTCGTTCATCTGTACTACCTTCTAGGAACCAAAGTAATTCACCTACGACAGATTTCCATGCNAGCTTCTTAGTTGTTACTGCTGGAAATCCGCTACGAAGACTAAATTGCATTTGATGTCCGAATACTGTACGGGTACCAACACCNGTTCGGTCACTTACATCTTCACCGTGTTCCATAATATGCNGTAAAGCATTTAAGTACTGATTCACTCTTTACTCCAAATTTCAAATTTCACATCATCATAAACTTTATTATATACCAAATCTGGGAAACTGTCAACCAATTCTTGACTTATTTTCGTATCACATTCGTAAGTATTTGTAAACGTAGTGAGGTATAAATTATCAGCAACATCGATTGCTTGCTCGTATATACTTGCGCCACCAATAATCCAAATGTCGTTGTATGGATATTCTGCTGTTAGATTTTCAATTGCTTCACCAAAAGATTTTTGATAACCAGCAACATGTGTTCCATAATCGCGTGACGATATTATATAGTTATATCTATTTGGTAATGGTTTACTTCCAATAGATTCCCACGTCTTTCTACCCATCAGTACAACATTGTCTAGTGTGTTGTCTTTAAACCATTTCATATCTTGTTTGTTGTGTGGCCAAGGAAGGCCGTTGTTCTGTCCGATACCGTTATTGGCATCTCTTGCTAAAATCAAATTAATGCTCATGTTTTTTTCCATTGTGAAAGTTTAAGCTTTGCTTCTAAACCTTTATATGTATTGTTTACTATTACACCT